TAGGGAGTTATAGTCTACAAAACCAGAACAGATTGGCGCACCGACTAGATCAAAAAATGATTTGAACGCCATTGCTTCTTGATCAAACTCATCAATTACAAACCGAGTGATGTTATTTGATTTTCCAAACATGCTTAGTCATTCCTTATAGTTCAATCCTAAAAATTTTATAATCATTATCCAATTTATTTGTTTTCTTAAACTTAACAGCATCGTCTTCTGAAAAGAAACTAGATGGTTCTGTCTTGTTTGTTTTTTCGTTGTAGATAATCCACCTAGATTCTACTGTTTGTTCAAGCCCCTCTTCTCTTGTATACTTTCCCCAAAGGATTGCAGCATAATGAGCAAACTTATAGGTATCCCTAATCGCTTCGTTTTTACCTCTTGAATTACTACCAATACGATTAACATATCTGAGTAGATTCATTTTAATATCAAATATTGACGCAGTAGTCATTTGATCATTTGGATAATCCCCGTATTGAGGAATCGTATATGTTTTGATATGATGTTTTACAACAGTTACAAAATCTTCAAATTCTGATAGGCGAGTAATTTTATCTCTCATTCTCTTCTATTCTCCTACAATCTTTCCATTTTCAATAACAAAATTTTTATCCGAACCTTCAATAAAATCAGCAATATGAGATACCATGATAAACTGTAATCCAAGTTTCTCAGAGAGCATTTTTATCATCTCAATAGCTTTTGGAACCAAGTCTTTTGACAAAAATCTCATTGGTTCGTCAAAAATCATAACGGCTCTAGTCTTCTTCAAATTCCAAAAACTGATTCTCAACGCAAAAGATGTAATATCAAGCAACCCCCCACCAGATGAAGCAATAGGTTTGATCTTCTCTCCATTCTTGATAAACCAAAAATCTGCTTCTGTTTTTCCTCTCCGCTCAACAAACTCAACCTGAAACTCAATGTCCTCTTCAAACACGCTCATAATTGCCGTGGTCACAATAGAACTAATATGATACTCAAGTTGCTGTTGAGTCTTCTTCCCTGCATCTTGAATGATGGCCCTGGCCTTCATAGAATCAGTGTAGAAAGCATTTAACTCTTCAAGTTGACTCCTTATACCACCTAGCTGAGAAACGAGCAAATTCCGCTCTGATTTCTTTGTATATATGAGGTTTTTGATTTCTTCTAGATTCATCATCTTATTGCTCTGGAATTGCTGCTCTAAGTTCTTCCATCTTGCTTTGAATTTCTTTTTCCAGTTCTTCTTTGTTTTGAATCATGTCAGAAAGCAGTCGTTTTGCCATTCTCACAGATTCACAATCAAAATCAGATTTGAGTCGATTCAGAATGGTTTGCTGTTCCCCTTCAAGCCGCGCCTTCTTGTTTTCTTGACTCTTGATTTCATTTTCAATATCCGTCAACTCTCTAACTAGTGCTTGTGTGTCCATTTATATAAATTCTCCTTTTAGTTAATCAACTTTTTAGCGTAGTTTTCTAGAGGTTTAGTTAGATCAATAATTGTACAACTAAAATAAATAAAAATATAAAAAACACCAATAAATAGATAAAGTAGACAAAACAAGAACCAGCCTAGTGATTGTTTAATATGATTCAACATCTTTACTCCCCCACTGCAATACATTTTTCTAAGATTTTGTTGATTTCTGGACCCGCTTTCACATCTTTTGCAGTTTCCCATAAAACCGACTCAAAGTCAAGAAGAATCTCCGTTTCAGAACTAAACCCATCAACAAAAGAAGCAATTTGTTCATTAACCCGTTTAGCCTCGTCGTGAGAATTAATATCAATTACCAACTCGGCTTTTTCAATTGGAATCTCAACCTCTGTGACCTCTTTGGTATCGGTGTCAAAAACATAAAAAGCTGGAATATGATTGACTTGATCTACAGAACTTCTACAAACAGAACCACAATTATAAAGCCGTTGCTTTCCCATCCTGGTTTCCACTTTAAATCGTTTGTGGTTGTGTCCTGAGAAAACAAGTTGATATTTATGTTCGGCAAGAAATTCTTTGCCTGTCCACCATTTTTCATTTGATTTTTCTTGCCACCATGCTTCCTCTTCACTAATACCGGCATGAATGACTAAAATATTAAATAATCCTTCAACTGGTTCGGGGATTGGCTCGTTATAATGGCAGAGTGTTATTTTTACATTGCTATGCGTTATATTTGATGTTTTAATTAATCCTATATTTTCAAGAATAGAGAATGTAGTATTTTTAGAATTATGATTTCTAAAATAAATTTCATGATTCCCGCGACAACTATAAAAAGGTATGTTAGCTATAGGAAGATTCAATTCTTTTAGTAGATCAATAATTCTATTTGTAAAATGAAGGGGAAATTTAATTGTATCTAAAAAATCCCCTACACATACTATTGAGGATACCCCATTGTTCATTGCATAATCAAAAATCCAATTAAGTTTATTAAATTGGGTCTGAGTGTAATCTTCATCTAATCGACAATGCGGCGTGTGATTTGTAAGATGGCAATCACCTATAAATAAAAATTTCATTTATCTAGTATCCTTTATTCATCTATATAATCCGGTTCGTGTTTTAGTATGTAATCAAGGGCAGAAGATTCATTTTTATAGTTAATATACCCGTATTCTATTTCTCCTTTTCTTCTTAATTTTGCTGCTTCTATTTTTGAAGGGGATGATCCTAAGAAAATATCTTTTCCACGAACTGTAACAAGGGCATACCACCTATGTGCGCTTTGAGATAAGTATACTCCAACTATACCAGATTTACTTATTCTTTTGGGCATTTTGTTTATTGCATTACCTCTACGACTTATTTCTCTTAGATTACATATTCTATTATCAGAAGGATTACGATTTATATGATCCAAAAATTTTTCAGGCCAAATTTTATATACATATAACCAAGCTAATCTATGAGATTTAAAAGTTTTACCATCAATACGAATAGTAATATACCCTAATTTATCTTTATGTCCAGCAATATTTCCCACTACTGTAGTAGTATTTATTTTAGCCTTCCAAGTAAATATACCAATATCAGTATCATAATTTAATACTTCCACCAATCGTTCATACGATATATGTTTATTTTCTTTTCGCTGTTTATTGAACTTCTTTTTTATACAGGATTTACATTTTGATTTTTTATTGTTTACTCCTTCATCTGTAGCATAAAATTCATCCCAACTTTTATACTCTCCACATTTAGTACAAGTACGTCCTTTTCCATCATAATACCAACCTTCTTTAGTATAACTCATAATAAATTTCCTTTACCAACTCCACCAACCAAATTTTAATCTTCTATTCGCAATGACTCACACATGGATTTAAGTTGTTCCTCTAGTTTCATAAACTTCTTGGCAGTACCAAAAGATAGATCATTAATATCATTATTCTGATACTTAGAAATAGTTTGGCGGCTTACTTTAAATATGTAAGCCAAACAATCTTGCGAAAGATATTTTTTAATGTAGGGGGTTGTTTCATTGAGGGTCATAAGATGTTCTCCGTGTGTTGATAAATATTATATCTAACTTTTATTAATTTGTCAAGTCTTTTTTACAATTTTATAAAAAATTATTTCTTATCCTTAATATACTTGCTTAGAAATTCAGCAACACATCCCTCTTCCTTATCAAAAACAAATCCGGTTGCCATTCTATTCCCTTTAACATACCCTTTTTGAGTATGCCAAAAATCACTAGCACTAAGAGAAGGTAAAACTCTAACCTCAACTCCATTAAAAGTATCACCATCTGTATATTTAGTAACACGCCTTTTATGCAAATGACCTATATGCCATTGCATAAAATCTACTTTCGCCCAATCTTCTTGTGCTTCTCTAGCCATAAGCAATGGTAATTTATCATGTTTTTCTTGATCTCCATGAGTAAATCCTATCAAAGTTTTACCATAACGATAATACTTACGCTGAGTAGGTGCATTATTTACATCAACATGTTTATCATTTCTATACCAAGCTGAAAGAAATTCTCCAATATAAAACATACTTGCATAATCATGATTTGATGGAACTATAACAATATCTACATCTGCACATTTACGAAGCATATCAATTGTAGATACTAAAATTCTACTTACTGTTGTATATATTTTAGTATATCTTGAATCATTATCTTGGCGTGTTCCTGCTGTTGTTTCTGGAATCATCCCATCACTATTTATAAGGTCTTGTCCTACAGGAAAAAGAATCTTTTCAATATTTAAATGACTTGCTTTTGCAAGCAGGTCATAAATTGCGTTCATATATAATTCTTCTGCAATCTTTAAATCGTAGGACTCTCCGGTTTCAGCAGAATATGCTAATTTTCCTAGGTGCATATCGAACAATGCAATCTCATACATCACAGGTTTCTTTTTAGAATCATTTTTTCTAATAATAGGAGCATACTTATTTTTATTCCCCATCAACTCATATTGTTCTTTGATAATATCTAGGGTAATATCTGGAACAATCTTTTTAAACAACACCTTCTTTTGCTTATTCACAAAAGGGACAACTTCATTCTCCTCATTCTTAAAAGGAGTTGTCCATTCATTAAACGAAATTTGAAGTAGTTTCCACTGAGTAGGATTCAAATTATATTTCTTATATAATTCTTCTTCAGATTCATTTTCATCAACATCTACATAAAATTCGTTTGTATCACAAGGTGAAATACAGGGGGGATTATGGGCATTTTCTTTTTTTGATTTAAAATATTTTTTGATTTCTGCCTTCAAACAGGGTTCACCGGATTCAATGGCTTTAACTGCTTTCTTAACAGTAGTCCTAGAAATTCCTAACTGTCTTGCCGTTTCACTTTTATTTTTATCTAATAGAATATACTTGTCATAGATTTTTTGATAGTCATAATTCATTAGCAGCACTTCCCATTAAATTCTTTTCCACAAACAGGACAAATTTTAATCTCAGATTTGATCTGCATTTCTCGATTTCTACCTTTTTCAATTACTGCCATAATTTGTCTGGCTCCGTCTTCGATTTCCATGCTTCGTTTGAGGTCTTTTTCAATTCGATTGATGGTGTTATCAAGATTTTCTTTTGTCTCAAGCATTCCTGTAATTTCATAATATAGTGGCCCACATGACAACCATTCTTGCGTGTCCTTATAGGCACTTGCTCGGCGTTCATCCTCTGCCAGGAGTTTTCCTAGATTGATTTCCCGTTCTGCCATTTTTTCATAATCCTTTATATAATCTTTTATAGAAGTAATTTTATCAGTTAGGTCTACTATAATTAGTTTCTGTAATGAAGTATAGATTTCATCCAATCGTTGACATTGATTATCCACAACATTAATTTTGGTCAATAAAGTTGTGAACTCTTCAAACAACTTTTTTAACTCATTTACTTTTGAAATTGGAAAGATTATAATTTTAGAAAGTTGGTATTCAATAAATTCTAATTCTTTTATTAATGCCTCACATTTTTCTATCTTTGTAATTAGTTTTTGAAGATCGTCTGTTTTTAAAATAGCCTGTTCTAAAACCTCTTCACACGAATCAATCCAGGCATAAGAGGACAGGGAATTAGTTAGATCATGTTCTTGCTCTTGCTTATTGGATAGTTTATTTTTTGTGTCCTTTACTAGTTTTCCACTTTTATACAGAGCACTATCAATCACCTCTAAACCCACAATTGAATTTAGAGTTCTAGCTACCTCACCAGAAGATTCCTGTAATAGAAAAAATTGATCGAATTGATTTTGAATATTGATGTTTTCAATATCAGTTAGTTCTTTTACTTGATCGGGAACACCAGAACCAAGAGCGGTAAGAATTTCACCGTTACAGTCATATTGATTTGTTTGGGAACCTCTTTCTCGTTCTAGATATGATCCATTGGTAAATTCAATTCTAACTGAAGTAGTTCCTTTTGAGTTATGCTTCTTGAAAGCAAAACCAGCAGGTTGATTAAACAAGCACCAATTTAATGCTTTGATTACAGAACTTTTTCCGTTATTTGAAGTTCCACTGATATTGTTGATTCCATTTTCAAATTCAAAAAAAGAATCAGCATGGGCTTCAAAGTTTTTTATATGAACCGATTTAATCATTCTGATTTTCCATTATAAAATAATTCCATTGTTTTGAACAAAAAGCGGCAACAAAAGTATTATCTTGCTTATAGAAAATTAAATTTCCCTCATTTGTAATGTTAACTCCAAACGCTTCTATTTCTTTTTCCTTTCCGGTTGCCATAAATACGATGTAAGTGTTCATTTACTACTCCACAAAGCGTTTAATCTTTTTAATAACCTTATTTGCCTTACATTTATTCCAATAGTCACGTTTATAACCAGTTGGTTTAATTACTAGTATATTACAACTACCATCATGATACATACCAATCACAATTTCATCTGTATAGTAAACAACAACATTAGTGTCATACTTTATGTATACTTTATCGTAATTCTCTTTAAACCACTCAACCACTTTTTGTTGCTCTTTGTTATTTAGTGTTTCCATTTATTTATCTCCACTCCTATCTCTAAAAAATGTTGGAAATCTAAATGCTCCATCAGGAGTTTCCTCCTGGAATTTCACCTCAATAATTTCAGGAGGGTTTTTCAAATAGAACCGAGCCTCCCCATCAGAACAGGCTCCTCTAGCCACATCAACAACTTTACCCTTATGCAAACAATGAAATGTGCCTACCGTGCCTTTAAACTTGCCTTTTCCTTGTGTAACCGAGACAACAGGTAAATCAATAGTATCAAATAATTTAACTTTGCACCAATCTCCACTTTTCTTTGGCTGATAATTGGCTCTGGCATTTTTAAGCACCAATCCCTCATTGCCTTCTGCCACAAGAGAATCAAACTTCAAAAGCATGTCTGTTTCATCACTAAAATAATATGTGTCAATTGGAGCAATTTGTTTGAGTGTCAAACTATTTAATGCTTTTTCCAATACCTCAATTCGTTCTTTTTGATGAAATCCAATATTAGGAATATCAAATACACGATATACAAGTTTATCAATATCAATATCTTTTATTGAAGAATAATCAGTAGCCGTGGAGTTCAGTTCTCCTTCATACATTATCTCCCCATCAAACTCAATTGGGTATTCATTATTGGAGAACTTGATAATTTTTCTTACATTTTCTTCTAAAATGTGTAGTTCATCTTTAAGAAAAGAAAAGAATTGATTATCCAATGCCCCTCTGGTAAAATAACTGCCATTGCTGTATTTAATTCTCATACCATCCAGTTTTACATGCCCGACTACATTATGCCAACCACCGCAACGCTTTACAAAAAGATTAATAGCACTGGATACATCATCATATTTCTTGATTACTTCTACCTTGTATCCACAGAGCATAACACCAGGATCAGTAATATCAGTTACAAATTCTTTAATTGTCTGATCTGATACCCCACACTTCAGATTTTTAGCAAGAATCCTGTTTACTACTTCTACGGTTTCCTCATTAGAAGAGGCGATAGCTGCAAGAACTCTCTTCTCATCTTGTGTTGCTCCACGTTTTGAAGACAAATAGTCTAGATAGTCGAATATCTCTATGTCATTTTTTGCTGCCTTGATGTTTGGCAAAAATGGAATTGATTTGACATTAAATTTGAGAGTAGGTTCTCCTACATATCGTAGAGTCATGTAGAAAGGTCTACCAATCTCATTGATATATTTTTTTATATAATATTTTTTATCTTCTCTTGAAGACACATTGGCTATCTGCGATAGAGCTTGATATACTTTTGTTAGGGGCATATATATTTGTTTACTCCAATTCTAATTTATTTCTTTTGATGATTGAATCCCGCAGTTCTTTTTCATATTTATTTTGTGGAGTGTTATTCAAAACCATCATGGCGATTTTTCCAATAACAAAAGCATCACAATCATCTGATGAAAACCAATAGCCTTTTGGATAATCCCATTTAGATTCTACTGCGTGCATCACTTCATCCTTGGTCGCTTTGCCTTTTCCTGTAGCATATTTTTTGACACTCACAGGAGCAATCTGAATCAAATTTTCATCGCTCTCCAAATGCCCATTCTGCCATAGTCGATATGAGCAAACTCCACATTGTTCAGCAAGCCTAGAGAGCGAAGACCCTCCGTAGGCATAGGATTCTTTTGCTACCCACTCAATATTCCTATCATAAGGTTTCAAAAGAGTCAACAAAGTTTCGGAAATATAGTGAAATTTTTCAGGGTCCGAGTAAAAACTTACGTATTCGTCTTCGTGAACCCCAATATTATATAAACCCTTGTATGCTTTTTTTGTTGCTTTCTTAATTGGAATGATGTAATGTGCTGCTAATGCTCCTGTTTCAATTTGAAACAAACAAACACCTGTACATGCAATGCTAAGATCAAGAGCAAGAAGATATTTACTCATACTAAACTCTTATTATTTAATATAACATGTTTACCCTTAATATCCCCATTTAAAAAAGCATTTTCTATTTTAAGTGAATCGGATATAGAAAAAGATACTAAACAGGAGGGGGCATTTGCTGGACCTTGGCTTTCTCCATTAGTATTACAAAAATACAATCGTCCTTTAAAAAAGAATATGGATTCTGCCTTATTCCATATTTCTGAATGAAATCCTTTAGTTTCTGTTCTACAAAATATTAATGCTAATCCACTTTTATGTGTACTTAATTTGTTTATCCATTTAAATGTTTCTCGCCCATAAGGAGGATTACACCACACTCTCCCTAACCATTCTTTATTTAATCCATCATCCTCTTTAGTATAAATAGTTGTTGCAGTTTTCCAAGGTTGTATTGTAGAAGCACAGGGGTCTAAATCAAATGGACCTAATGAATCTATTATATACTTAGGAGTTAACCATTCTTCTTTGTTTAATGTATTTGTATTAAAATTACTCATATCTCTTTTTCCTTTCAATCTTACTGCCTACCTTTTCAATAACCCTATTCCAGGCATCTTCGACCATTTTAGCCAGTTCTTCTTCTTTATTATTTTCTTCAATAAATGAAATCAAAGAGTCCTGAGTTCCTTTAAACCCCCACTGATCAATAACAAAAGATCGCTTTTCTTTTTCTAAAGCGTTCACTGATTCAAGAAATGCAATATTAGAAACAATATCATCGATTCCATATTCAGGACGAACATACAACTTGATTTTACTACTTCTTCCATTTACCCTGTTTTTTGTAATATCAAAATTAACCCAATGCCCATCTCGAATTACCACATTACCTTCGGTTGTTTTATCAGTAGCCCCAAGGGTGAGCCAAAATACCACATGAGTATAATAGTCTAATGAAGTTCCACCAGCCCTACGCTTCTTATCTTCAAACATAGTGGCATTAAGTTTTTCTTTTGCCTGAGAAATATTAATAATGATAGAACCTGTTTTGGCAATATCAGAAACCATATTTCTACAAAGTTCATGCCCAAAAGCAGCGCGTCTTGGAAAATCTTGAAATTTAAATTCTTTTCCGCTATTATGTGCGTCTTGAATTTCCTTCCTGCGTTTTCGGTCCTCGGCACACATCAATCCATCATAAGAATCAATAATATAGATAAACTTTTTACCTTTATCAGTCATTTCTGTTAACTTGGTAAAGAAGCCTTCCATAGAATTGTCAATGGTTTTTATAATACGCCTATCTAGTTTGCTACCAAAAAACTTGATAACATCAAACAAGGCTCCATTTTCAGTATCCTGCATATGTAGTTCATAATCATCAAAGGCGGGATTCTTTGCAGCTTCAGCAAGAAGAGTCATGGCAAGCAACGATTTTCCTGAATGACTAAATCCTGCCGGGTTCACCACTGTACCAACAGGAATACCTCCGTCATGCTTACCAGAAAGCGCAATGTTTAAAAGAGTACATCCTGTAGACACATATAGTGTATTACTATCATTCACTTCAGATTCCTCATTTATTACTTCATCTAATTCATCTTTGATATTTTTTGCTTTCTTTGGTCGTGCCATAAACTATGTCTCCAAATAGAAATTAACTATTTCTTCTTTTTCTAAATTATCATTTCCAATAGTTAGCGTACTATTATCTAAATTAACAAATAAATAATCTACATAATCATTAGCTGAATATGCCCCTATAGGCCGCTTAATTGTTACTCCATAAAACATTATACCATCGGTTAAGCACTCCATAAAGTTATAATCAAATAATTTCATATTTTAATCCTTATAGAATAAAATCCCCATAGAATATAGAGGTTGATAATTGTTTTCATATATTCTATGGGGATTTATTAATTATTTGTATAACTTAGAACGGACGATCTTCTTTAAGCCACTCAGCAACAGCCGCCTTAAACAAACCAAGTTCCTCATAGTCTTGCATATACACTTCAATGCCCTTTTCTTCACAGAAAGCATCTACATCTTCCATAGTTTCCATATGCATTACTTTTACAACGAGGGGATTGCCCTCGGCTGGCTTTTGACGAGAACGCCGGGGAGCAGTAGAGGCTTCTTCCGTCTTCTCATCTTCAACAGCATCAGAACGGCCAAAAGCAGCATCCAATTGTTCTTGAACTTCCTCTTCCGCAGAAGGAGACGCACAAGAATCAGGCGCATCATGTTCTACGACACCATCCATCATGGCCTTAATTTCTTCATAAGAAGTCTTAATAAGAACCTGATCTAGAGGAATCGCAGCATCAATCCATTCATCAGGAATAGGCTTGTCTCGCGCAATAAATTGAACACCAGATACATCAGGACGAGTTTCATTCTTATCAAAATTGGAGAAATTAAAGAAAATAGACTTGCCAGTATCAGGATCAAACCAATAAATAGGTTCCTTAGTACGGGGGTCACGATTGATACCGAGCAGTTCCTTCGGAACAAAGAACCAAGAAGTATCCCAAAGATACTGCTTTCCTCCATCATCTCCATCTACATGAATATTAAACAGAGTACGATTCTTCGTCTTTAGAGGGGCAACAACATCCCTGTAGTACGCCTTACTATCATCACTACCAGATTCATAAGGCCAGTTAGAAAGTAGTTGCTGTTCCTTCTCACATACAGGGCAAGATTCCCCGAAAGTGCGAGGGCAAACAACGGTTGCCTTGTTCGGACCTACGTTGGAGTGTGTCCAGTAGTTAAGTTGGAATACCCAATCTCCCTTCTTCTTATTGATATGACAACCATTATTGTCAAACTTCTTTTCCTTGGGCTTGGTCTTGGGTTCAATATCCACAGACACACCACAAGGTTCTTCCATTTGATAAGGAATCACATCAATAAGGGCCTCCCCGTTACCTTTCATCCCATCCCATAGCATTGGACGGTATTCATCCTTGATAACCAGGAATCGCGCACCACTATTTGATGGGGTCATGTTCTCATTATTATCAGCGGAATAATCACCAAACATATTTCGACGTTCACGAACCATAAATTAATTCTCCTTCTTTGTTTTTAACATTTGAACCATTTCTTTCCTGCCCTTGTCAGTAGGAATATACATACACTCCGAATTCTCTACCAATTCTATATATTCCTGTGCAAGAAGCAAATCACGCATTTCATCACATACATCAATAATAAAAGTTGTATTTCTAGAATTTAATTCTGTTCCCATACTCTACTCCTCATCTCCTACATTTCTACTCCTTCGCCTACCCATAGATTGATTAAGGTTGTCTCCCCCATCAAGAGGGGTTGAAGCCCAATATTCAATTTGTGTCAGGGATACTAGATTTCCCAAAGCAGAACGCTTGGCCTGTAATGAATTGCAAGCGGCACTATAATACCCCACATCTCCGCAAAGGTCAATGAATTTTTGCTGTTCTTGCTGCCAATTTTCATTTATTTTTACAAAACTTTCTGATTGTTGAACAGTGGGAGGCTTATCAAATCCAAGTTCTTTCCAATTCTTGCGAAGGTTTGTATTCAAATTTGCTTCTAACACCTCCAATTTTAACTTCTGCTTATCCCTGGCTTTAATGGCATTAACATGCAAGTCAGAATACTCCTGAAGTTGTCCCGCGATAGCTACAAGTTCAGCATCTAGTTTATACTTATTAATTTTAAGAATCTCATTCAATGACATATAATTGTTCTCCTATCTCTTCAGTTCCTAAATAATTTATTGTTACGTATTTAATTGGGATACTATTCTTCATAGCATGATCAATTTCCGCAGCAACCCCCCTTGAATTTTCCCATCCATCCAGTTTCAGAACGTACATAGTATCACACTTATCAACAATCTCCAAGTCCCGACTAATCCAGAAATCAAAATCAGTTTGATATTCTTCAGGCATGTATTCACAAAGATAGTGTGAATGAGTTAGAGGGGAAAAAACATTCTTTCCATCAAGCATCAGTTCCGCAGCTAACGCCGTTGCCATATTCATCCGGTATTCCATTTCATCTTTTTCCGGGTGGGTGTAGGGACAGGCGAGATAAATAAACTCCATATACTATTTCTCCTTTAAAATATCTAATGCCATAACAGTTTCTTCAATTGCACTATTATATTGTGAAATTTTTTCTAAAAGATCACGGTCATCCAATTCTATGACTCTTCCATGATTTGTGCTTAAAATTCTTTTGCTTCCATATTTATTTTTTGTAATCCAGCCAACATCATCCATGTCCCATCCTTGATAAAGTATAGGAAATTCATAAACCACTCGCTCTCCATCCTGTAGATAATACTCAATGTCCATTATTTTTTAACCTCCCATATTCCATTTTCATTTTTATCCCATGATTGTACATCGTACCAACTACCCCCAATAGGACTTACTTCTGTATCCACTGTTAAAGGAATGTCAATCCAATCATACTTCTCATTTAAACGATCTGTCATAATATAGTGTCCCGTTTCTAACACCTCTTGTAATTCGGTATCCTTAACAATATGCACAATATCATCGTGAATTTGAAAACATAAATATGATTCCATCATACTTTTGGTTAACCACTCATCCAATGCCACATAAGAATCCAGCACAATTTGAAAACCGAGTCCCTGTGCGGGGGAATTAATTGTCATGTTCGGAGTAACAAACCCACCTCTTCTAAACCCCATTGGTGTTGAGACGTACCCTTTCTTAAAATATTCTTGTTCTTTAGTTGACTGATATTCGTGAAAAACAGAAAATCTATTCCACATTTGGTCGGCTTTTTCAATACAATGATCTCGTAGGGAAAAGAAATCTTTTATTCCATTTATAGCAAAATGTTCTTTTAATGTAAAACCATCCCCTGTTATAAGATGCTCCCACCCATCTATAATTCGTTTTGCACTAGAAGACGGGTACCCCTTATAAAATAACAAGAACGTCCATGCTTGTTTAGTAAATTGACGTATTTTTTTAGTAACTTGTTCATCTGACATCATATACGCTAATTTTGCATTATCGTGATGAGGGTCCGCACCATCCCTAATGTATTGCTTTAATATAGGATCACCAGAACATAGCGCATTGGTTATAACCTCTACTGAACCATAATCCCGACAAACAAATCTGTAACCAGGAGGCGCAATAAGAGCCTTTCTAACACGCTTTGTTAATTCAGTACGTTTTGGTATTTGTTGAATATTGATTACGCCAAAAGCATTTGATCGCCCTGTCCTGGCATGAGATACACCAATTTCAGGGTATATTTTTCCATTAGTATGGTTATGTAATAGTTTAGAAACAAAATCATTCCTATGTTTTTCAATCTGTTTGGCATAAAGCAAATCATTAATAAAATCAAGTCTTAGTTCTTCTAATGCCTCTTTGGTCGCTTGCCCCTTTCCTGTTGGTGTTGTTCTAATAGGCGCAATACCCATAAATTCATAAACCAGCCGACCAATTTCATTATTGTTGGTAATTTCTAAGTTTTTTCCTGTTTTAGATTTATATAGTTTTCCAGCGTCAGAAGAATGTACTTTTTTAATATACTCATCTCTGAGATTAAATAAATATTTCTCTTCTTCTTTTAAAAAATCTATATCAACATCTACACCTTTTCTATGTGACCTACATAATGCTTTGTAACCACTCTGGTATAATTTATCACACTCCCGTTGTTCAAAACTTCTAGTAGTATTATAGTGGAGTTCTTTATATATGTCCTCCCATAGCCAATACCCCCCTAGGGTATCTATTCCGTTATAGGTTAATAATTTATTTAGTGGACATTTATGTATTTCGTTATAAGAGTTAATATCATGGGGAACTAAGTACGGCGAAATCTCATCATCGTAACTTTCAATTCCATATCTAATTGAAAGTTGAAATTTTAACCCTTTTGTATTTGGAGTAACGTCAAGTTGATGGACCCCAACCATTGTGTCATAATAATTATCTACGTCTACACCAAAATAAATAGCGTCAAAATTATATTCAAGCCCCATATTATGTACTATTTTTAGTACGTGTTTTCTGGATATAATTTTAATCCATAAACTTTTTATGTGCTGAAGTTGTTCAGGGGTATACACCCCATCTCTTTCAAATGGAAAAGCCCATGCAATACTCTTATTGTCAGTTACAGCAATAGATTCAACACGAATTTCTGGTAGAAAACTACTTGCAGTGTTAGTTTCGTAGTCATAGGCTAAATATAGTAAGTCTCTATTTAGAACGCCTTCTAATACAGATACAACATCATTATAATCGGTTAATACTTGGACTTTATTTGAAATATTATGAAAAACAGGAAGTTTTTTATCAATATACAATAATGTTTTACTGACCATTCTTCTAAAAAAAGACATATAGTAGTTATCATCAAACAGACAATTTCCATGTTCATCTGGCATGGTTAAAAAAGCAGGATGTGGTAACGCACCCACCCAGGAGTTATATTTATAATCGGGATATACCTTTCCTTGATATGAAATTAATTGTACATCCGACATCCTACCTTTAGCAATTTGATTTAATGCAGAAGAACCAAGACATATAATAAGAGAAGGTTTTAATTCACCAATATATTTTTCTACTCTTGCTTTACATGCTTTTACTTTATTTTCTAATTGTACTGAGGATATTTTACCAACCCTACACCCCAAAGCATCAAGTCGCCAGCAATCCCGTTCTAAATTAATTCCGTTTGATTTTAATTCTTTTCGCAATAGATCAGTAGCTTCTCCCTCAAAAAGATTATTTTCCAAATCTTGTTTAACAGAAGGTGCCTTGCCCAAAATCAATATCTTTTTCTTACCTTCTCCAAACACTCCCATTTTAGGAGATTTTGCATGTTCATATAGACCACAACTAGAACAGTCTGGACCTCTTGATTCGATATTTGAAAAAAATCCCATCTATTTTACCTTATTTAATTCGATCAACAATGGAGATAGTTCCGGGTCTACCCATACTTTACCTCCATTCAATTCAACTTGTATTTGACGGGGCTGCGGTCCTGCCCAATTTTCTTGTGTCATAAGAACTCCTATTTAATCGGAGAAACAATCTCGACTATTTTTAAATAATCTCTAACATATTGTTTACCTTTAGTTATTAAGTGATATATAATATTACAAGATTGTGTATCATTTATACAAGATCGAAGAGCTAGCCCATTTTCTAAAAGCATTTCCCAATCTTTATCTAGGCCATTTGTAACATAGTTATTTCTGTAGTTCTTTTTGAATGGTTTATTTCCAACACAGTGACACATTAATTTTACCTGATATACTGTTGGATTATATGACATAATAAATTATAGTCTCTCAAATTGTTGGTAGAGTTCGGCGGCTTTGTGCATCAATATATGCGCCGAGTCACGGTATTTGAATGCGCCGTCGTGTTCGTATTTCATGTATTGCGCTGTTGCCGCCCTCTGGTAGCGATATGCCTTCTTCAACCGCTTCACCTTGGCCCGCAGGTTTTCGATGGTCACCTGATTCGCGAGGGCTTTGGTGTTGGCTTTGGTGAGGTCGCGCTCAAGGTTTCCAACTTCGATGTTGGCCGTGGCAATGTCTAACTTCATGGCGATAATTTTCATTACAGGCTCGAATGACTCCATAAAATCGGAAACCGGCTCGTCGTTAAGGGCTGCTAGCACTGCTTCAGCTATAGCCAGTTTCATGAGTTCGTGAGTGTCCATCTCCTACTCCTTCCTCCGCTTGTAGACGCAGCCAGCCATTCCACAAATTGGGTCAAACCTCAACTTAAGCCAGCATACATTTGCGCCGTCACGTTCACTAAAATGCTCACACGTTTCGCACTTCGGCTCCTCCGGTTGCGGCGGCGGGACACGAAGGCAGAGCGGAACAGGTTGCCAAACATCTTCATCGTCCATTAGTGGGTACTCACTGAATATAACTTCATGGCCGTCGTAAACCATAACCCAACGCCTGTTGTGTTCGTCTTCCCACCAATCCTCCTCGGTCGGCCCACGGTCCACAATCCACCCCTGCGGCTCGACGGGCGTTGCGTTGGAGAGGGCTTTACGAAGGTTATCCTCTATTGCCGGATGGTAATTGAATGTACCGGGACAATTTTCCAAACATTCGAGCATTGTCTTCGCCGCCTCATACAGCCCGAAGTTGACCAGTTGCTTCTGTCCCCCGCTCTCGGCTGAATGGTCTTCAACAAGACGCCACCAGTAGCCGTTCCACACCTCCGCATTATTCTGGACGTTCTGCCCACAATCAAGTTTTTGTAGGATACGCTCCCACAACTGGCCTGGCTTGAGGAAGAATGGGGGCTTGTGGATAGTATCGAAAGCATCATATGCGACGTACATGCGGCCATCCCAATAAAATCCACTGCCGAGCCAGCAATCTCCGTCTTCATCCATCGCCAAGAACTTGTACTCACTCATCTCACACCTCTCATTTCTTCCATAACTAAAATTTGTCTAGCATGTTTATCACTGATGTTATAAAAATTCCTAATTTGTTCGATTTCCTCTTCTCTACCAAATTTTTTCTCTTTTGGCAAGAAAAAACTTACTCCATCAAAACAATCCAGCACTTCAGTTGCTATTTGCGAATTGAGAATATTTAATCTGAGAGATTCCTGATGTTTTGATTTTGACAATACACCAAGTCTACGTTGATAGAAGTTCATAGAATTTCATCACAGGGATACCAATCATGGTTATTACTTAAAAATCTATCACAGAAATTACCCGGTGAATAAGTTTTTCCTATACAATTTTCATCACAGGAATCACAAGCAAATTCATAAAACCCCATAATATCTCTATCTAAAAGGGCTTCCATGATCTCTTCTTCTGATTGGTATTCGATCAGATTTCCATCCTCATCAAATTCAGGAGAGCCATTCACCACTTCTACGTACCCATCAATTGTAATAGTCCCCATTCTACCAGAATTAAAAGCATCCATAGTCCAAGAATTAAATTTTTTCAATTCAATACCCTCATAGAAAATTCTAGTTGTGTTATCATCAATAAAATAAACTGTAAACATATCTTAACCTCTCTTTTAATTACTCCCACCATCTTTTAATATGTTTAGTCAGAATCATAAAAAGATATTCAATATCGTTCTTTTCTGTATATGCTGCTTTTTCATCATTAGGATGCATTTGAAAATATGTAAACTTTCCACAACTGCTATCAGAAATAATTCTATCCAACAAATTAATACAAATTTTAATTCTACTGGCATCCTTTTCACGATTTGAGTGACACCCGTCTTTGATCACCGGATACAATTCTTGAAGACTCTTTCTCAACATAACAAAGACATAATGAGAATCCCAAGCTCTAAATTTCCAAACAACCTTAAACCAAGAACAAAGGTTAGAAATTCCATAAGGAATATCATATCTGATATAATCATAAAATCTAGAAAAATAGCAAAGCATATCAGTCCCTCATTTTAGGCGTGATTTTCATCCTCTTCATCAATTCGACAAACATTCCCACAAACGGAATCACCTTATCAATTGCTCTGCTATGCATATCATAGTAATCCGAGACTGTCAACCCGAAATCCAAGTTTGATTGGAGCATTTCTTTGAGCAGTTGCCGATAGTAGGGTTCAAAATTTATAATGTTTTCTGCAATCTTAAAGATTCCCTCAACATTTCCTGATTTTAAATATTCCAATAGTTTAGGGTATTCATTTTCAAATAATACGGTATCGGGTTTAATAGATAGTTTACCATCAAATGATGAATATTCAAGCAAATTAACACAAGATCGAATATCCGGATATGTAAGATTTACAATTTTTGATACAATTTTTGAATCATATTCGATTTTTTCAGCGTTCAAAATGGTGTTGCATAATGAAACAACACTTCTTTTTGGAAATTGTTTAAAATTCAAATGGATAAACCGGCTCTTTATAGCATCAGTAAATTTATGAATTGTATTTCCAGTAAAAATAAATCTACAAGTTTTATGAAATTTTTCAATTGTATTTTTAAGGGCATCTTGAGCTTCCGGGGTCATTCCATCTGCTTCATCAATAAAAACCACATTCAGATTGGTTGAATAGGAGGAAGCAAATTCCGCAACCTTTGTCTTCATGGTTTCAATTCCTCTATCTTTGGAGGAACCATTGAGTTCAAGACAAGTCGTGGGAATGGAATCTAGAAGAATACGAGCAATTGTGGTCTTTCCACTACCAGGATTTCCACAAAGCAAAAGGTTGGGAATGTCTTGCGTATCCACGCATGATTGAAGATATTCCTTGGTTGTTTTCTCAAGGGATAACTTGTCAAAAGAACCTGGTCGGTACTTATCAAACCACATTGATTATTGTTCCCCATTGTTATTTATTTCAGAAATAACCTTTTCAATATCTTCTTCATTAATAACTTCTATTTGAATTTCATGTTTTGTTGCACGT